GAACTGCTGACATGACAACCCTTGCTCTGACCTACGTTCAAGAACTGCGGGCGGCCTTGCAAGCGCCGGGTTTCCCTGCGGTGATGGAGCCGTCTCCCGTCCGTGCAATCACCCGGGAGGATGCGCAGGTTGTTTCCGTTCAGCTGGGGGCGGAATCGGTGGAAGGCAGCGCCATCCCCCGCGTAACCCGTGTGCGCGAAATCCACCTGATCGTGCATACCTGCGGTGATGATCACCTCGCGCTGGCGGAGGCTGTGTTTGAAGCGGCTCACCCGCTGGTAATGGGCTATGGCGGGAAAAACGTCGTTGCGGTTGCCGAGTTCGGCACCGATGAACCGAAGTATGCCAACGGCGACTTACGGCGCCAGGTCGTGACCCGGCGCTATCGCATCACCTATCAGACTGACGAGCAATCCCTCAGCGGGTAGTCGTCCGATCCTGGGAGCATCAAATGTCCACACCCAAAACCAGCGCTGCCGCGGTCGTGATCAATCAGGCCGAGGCGGGCGCCGAAGTCCGCACTACTGCCCAACCCTCCGCCGGTTCGCCCGATCAATACCACGGGCAGGGCGGCAGCTACCTGCGCGACCCCGAGACAGGGGAGCGCGTGCTCATCGAGCGCACCGGCCCGTGTGATTGCGCAGGCTAAGCCGAGCGAAACCACTCTCCGGTAAACATGGAGCCATAAATGGCAAAATCGATTCGAAAGACCTTGCTGCTGGCGAAGATCCAGACCGCAGCGGGCACCGACCCTGTGCCGACCGGCGCCGCGAATGCCATTCTGCTGCGGAATGTCACGGCCACGCCTCTGTCCGCCGAGTTTGTGGAGCGGGCGCTGTTGCGCCCGTACATGGGCAATTCGGGGCAGATCGCTACGACGCAGTACGCCCAGATTGAGGGCGAGGTGGAACTTGCCGGCTCGGGAACGGCCGGCAAGGCTCCTGCTTGGGGGCCTCTGCTGCGCGCCTGCGGATTTTCGGAGACGGTCACGGAGGACACCGACACACGGTATTTGCCCGTATCCGACAACTTCGAACGGCTGACGCTGCATTACTACCTCGACGGGCTGTTCCACAAGATTCTTGACGCGCGCGGCACTGTTTCCTTTGACCTGACGGCCAAGGGCATTCCCTTCATGCGCTTCCGCTTCATGGGCGCGTATCAGCCCATTACCGACGGCGCAAATCCTTCGCTGGTCGATTACGCCGCCTTCCAGATCCCGAAAGGTGTCAACAAGCAGAACACGCCGACATGGTCCCTCGGTTCGTACTCGGGCTGCCTTCAATCGCTGAACTTCGACATTGCGAACCAGCTTGTCTGGCGCTCCCTTATCGGCTGCGAGGGCGCGGAAATCACCGACCGCCAGCCCACTGGAAAGATCGCGCTGGAACTGCCTTCGATTGCCCAGCTCGACTGGCCGACGATGGTCCTCGACGGGGCCGGAAATCCGGTCTCCATTGCGCACGGCACCGTGGCGGGCAACATCGTTGAGATCAAGGCTCCGTCCGCCCAGTTGACCAACCCTGCGTATTCCGAGCAAGACAACGTGGCGATGTTGGAACTCGACATGAACGTGAATCCCGGCGTTGCCGGTAACGACGAGCTGGAAATCATCGTCCGCTGAGCCGCACAAGCTCTAGTCCATCAAATTCAAAACTTTGCGCCCGGCATGCCCGGGCGTTTTGCATTCCGGGAGAAAGAAGCATGGCATTCGTAACAACCAAGCGCGCGGTCGCAGCGTGCCCGATCAAGGTTGAGGTGCATGGCGAGAACGGCGAGGCCGTCGCCATCGAGTTTGTTGCTCAGTACAAGCGCCACACGCTGGATCAGGTCGCCGACCTTCAAGACTCGATGGCCAATGCTTTCAATGAGCGCCTGGGGCGTCCGCCTGTCGCGCGCGCGAAGCCGGCGCCCAAATGGCCGTACTCCACCGATGTGGAGTTCATCAAAGACAAGATGACGGGCTGGCTGGGCGCCCGCGATAGCCAAGGCGAAGCGATTCCGTTCACCGCGAAGTCGCTTGGTCAAGTGTTGAGCGACTGGCCGGAAATCGTTGTGCCTCTGTTCAACGGCTTCTTTGAAGCCCACCAGCAGGTGCGCGAAAAAAACTCGTAGCGGCCGCCCGCCACTGGGCCATGGGCGGGAAGGCTGAGCAATCGGCAAGTGCATTCGACGCTGATGCGGTCGTACTCGAAGCACTTGCCAAACTCGGTGCGCCTACCGAAGTGCTGGAGCGGGCACAGACCAGCGAACCCGAGACGCATTTCGAGGTGTTCGATGACAACTGGCCCACCCTCGAAGTGTTCCTGCAACTGGCGACATGCTGGTCTTGGCTTGTTCCTCCGATGGGGACACCGATACGTGCAGGAATCCCGGCCATCGAGATTCAGGCCACGATCCAAATGCTACTGCCCAGCAGCTCTGACCACCGCCAGGCGTTCCGGGATATCAGGGCGATGGAAAGTGCGGCGCTGGAAGTATTCATGGCTGCGCAATAGCGCCAAAAGATGCACACGGTAGTGGGCGGGGTGACATGACAGAAAAGATCCTTGGCGTAACGCTGACCGCGAACGAAGCGGACTTGACTCGCGGATTTGGCGCGGCCGAAGCGGCCACTACGCAGTTTGCAGCCAAGACGGAAGCTGCTCTGGGGCGGGCGGGCGCCGCCACTGCCCAAATGGGCGCAGCGGCGGGGCAGATGAATCAGGCGGTCAATGCCACCGCTACCGGCGGACGCGCCTTCACCCAAACGTCTGAGCGGTTCGTGCAGGCGCTTGAGCGGCAAGTGCTCGCGATTGGGAAAACTCGATCGGAGCTGTTGGAGCTGCAAGCTGCTGAGCTTGGCGTGGGCAGCCGGGCTGCCCCGCTTATCGCGCGACTGCGCGAGCAAGAGGTTGCCATGGGGGCGGCTGGCCGCTCCTTCGACAAATATGGAAACTCCGCAGCGCAAACGGCGGCCGCGATGCGGGGTGTCCCGGCCCAGCTGACCGACATAGTTGTCTCCCTCCAAGGGGGGCAACAGCCGATGACTGTCTTGCTTCAACAGGGCGGCCAGCTAAAGGACATGTTTGGTGGCGTCGTGCCTGCGGCGAAGGCGCTGGGCACCACGCTGCTGGGATTGATCAGCCCGTACACGCTGGCGGCTGGGGCTGTTGCCGGTTTTGCGCTGGCCGCTTATGCGGGGCATGAAGAGGCGCAGCGCTGGAATCGCACGATACAGCTGACGGGCAATTACGCTGGCGTTACGGCTGGCAATATTCGCGCCATGTCCGCGGCTGCCGCGTCGTTCGGTGGCGGAAGCCTTGGGAATGCCCGACAGGCGGTTGAGGCGCTTGTCAGCACCGGTCAAATTACGAAGCAGACCATCGAGAGCCTTAGCGGCACGATGGTGGAGCTGCAACGTGTATCGGGCCAGTCCATGGATGACATCTCCAAGGACGTTGCTCGGATGCCGGAGGGGGTCACGAAGTGGGCGGAAGAGCATAACCGCTCCATGAACTTCATGAGCCTGGCTCAGTGGGACTACATCCGCACGCTGGAGGAAACCGGTGCGCGCGAGGCAGCCATGCAGGCGACCTCCAAGGCGTTGCATGACTACCTAGGCTCTGAAGCGACCCAGAAAGTTGGCATTCTGGAGCGCGCGTGGAAAGGGCTTAAGTCTGAGGTGACTGGCGCCTGGGAGGCAATGAAGGCGTTCGGCCGTGACGCCACTTACGACGACAAGATTGCCGACGTCGAGGAGCGCATTCGCGATCGCGAGACGAAGCTACAGCGAGGTGCGCTTAACCCCCATAACCGGCGGCGAGTGGAGATGAATCTCGCCGCGGACAGGGCTGAGCTTGCGAGTCTGCGAGATCAGAAGGGCGTCGACGAGGCGACCGCGCAAGTCAAGGGCTTGAACGGCGCAGCAAACGCTGGATCAATCGACGCAGCCAAGCGGCTGGACGCCTTCGACCGCGAAAACAACAAGGTCAAGCAGCTCAATCTGGCTCTAGCCGAAAACCTGCGATTGGAAAATGCTATCCGCGCGGTTGACCCCAACGACAAGCGGATATCGCCAGAGGCGGTCAAGGCGCGCGAAGCCGCCACGCGTAAGAAGTTCGAAGACAAGGATGCATCGAGCGCGGGCCAAAACGGCCTATCCGCTCAGTTGGCCGCAATGCAAGCTCAGGCGCGGTTGCGCGAGGAAAGCTTGCGTGCGGAGACAACCGCACTGGAAGGTCAGCGTGCGGCGGGGCTGTTGTCGGAAGAGGACTTTATCCGCAAGCGAGCTGCTGCGCAGCGTGCCGCGCTGGCCGATGAACTGGCGATCGTTCGCCAGCAGGCGGACTTAGCCGGCGGCAAGAAGCAACTGGCCGAGCGCGAGCGATATCTGGGCCGCGTGCAGGAACTGGAGGCGCAGATTGCGCGGTCGCAGCAGCAGGAAGCGACCGACATCGAGAAGTACCAGGCCAAGATTCGCGGTGCGTTGCGGGCGACGCAGTTGGACATTGCCAACTACCGCGAGACGCGCGATTTGCAGGTCAGCCGGCAAATGAACGCGCTGACGTTGGGGAGCAATGATCGAGCGTTGGCCGACTCGGTCAACCAGGCGCAGGATCGCTTCAGACGCATTCAGGACGGCTTCACCGACAAGATGCTCCGCGAGGGCGGGGCGGGCGCGTTGGATTCCGAGCAGTACCGACAAGGCATTGCGCAGATCGATACGGCTATGCAAGCGCAGGTGCAGCGCGAGCGCGAGTACATGCAGCAACGTGTCGCCATGCAGGGGGACTGGAAGAATGGCGCGCTGCTCGCGGTAAACGAGTGGGTCGACGGTTCGGCCAACCTGATGGCGCAGTCGCACCAGGTTTTCTCTTCGCTTTTCACGGGCATGGAGAACGCAGTTGCGTCGTTCGTGACCACCGGGAAGGCGAATTTCGGGGACTTCACCAAGAGCATTCTTGCCGATATGGCGAAGATCGCAGCGCGCCAAGCAATGCTCGGGCTAGTCACGAGCATTGCGGGATCGCTGTTTGGTGCAGCTTCCGGTGCTGCGGCGGGTACTGAAGCCATGGCCAGCAGTGTCCAGGCCGCGGGTGGGGACGGTATCGGATCGCTGATTGCATCCAACGGCTGGGGTGTGGCGAACGCAAAAGGGAACGTCTACACGTCACCCAGCCTTTCCGCCTACTCGGGCGGGATTTACGACACCCCGCAGGTGTTTGCCTTCGCTAAGGGCGCGGGTGTTTTTGGCGAAGCCGGCCCAGAGGCAATTCTCCCTCTGAAGCGAGCGGCGGACGGAAGCTTAGGCGTGCGAGCGCAGATTCCGAATACCGCTATCGGCGGCGCAGGCAATGCTTCGAGCGGCCCGGTGCAAGTGACCATTTACGTTCAAGGCGGCGAGCAAACGCGCTCGGAGACCACGCCAGGCTGGGAGCAGTTTGGCAAGGAAATTGGCGAGTTCGTGGATGCCCGCGTGGACGTGAAGATAAAGCGGTCTTACCAGCAGGGCGGAGCCGCCTGGAATTCACGCAACGGCAGGTCATAGACATGGAAATTTTCACCTGGTGCCCTCGGAGAAATCCGCAGGGCAGCGTCAGCTTTCGCACGCTTACCGCGCAGTTTGGTGACGGGTACGCGCAAGTTGCGGAGGACGGAATCAATTCGCGCAGCGAGAAATGGCCCTTGGAGTTCTTCGGCACTGAGGCCGAGGTATTGCCGATCAAAGACTTTCTGGATCGTCACGGCGGCTGGAAAGGGTTCCTCTGGACCCCGCCGCTGGGCAAGCAGGCTGTGTTTCTCATGGACGACGGATATCAGCCTGTACCCCTGGGTGGCGGCTGGTTCACGTTGTCCGTGACGTTCAAACAAAAGTTCATTCCCTGAAGACTATGCCGACACTCGAAACTATCAACGTTGGCTTGGCCCCCAACGATAAGAAGGGCGACCCTCTGCGCAATGCGATGCAGAAGGTGAATTTGAATTTCTCGGCGCTGAACACCGCAATTCAAGGCGTGCTCGACGGGAAGGGGCAAGCCAATGGCTATGCCTCGCTCGGCGCGGACGGTCGATTGCTGGCAGCGCAAGCGCCGATCGTGTATTCGGCGGCGCTGCCCACGACCGCGCACGACCTGAATACGTACGTCACGCCGGGGACGTTCTACCAAACGACGGTTGCAGGCGCCACGGCGGGAGCCAACTACCCGGTGCTTAACGTGGGCTTCCTGGAAGTCGTGGCCACGGGTACGCCGGTCCTACAGGTCTACACCGTACGCTCCAACGTACTCGCGTCGATGCAACGCTTTTGGCGTGTGCGCCAAACAGCGGCGCTGTGGTCAGCATGGAAGGAAATTTCCGACACGTCCACCGCCCTTTCGTACCAGGGGGGTATGGCGGCCGCCCAGGACTTGAACACGTACACGCAGCGCGGCATGTGGATCATTGGGTCCTCGGCTACGGCGGCTGGCGGTACAAACTTCCCTATCGGACAATCTGGCTCCCTGATCGTTTTTTCGGCAGGGTATCCAGGTGGCCCGGTAGCGACGTCCTGCACCCAGCTGTACTTCGCTGCGAATTCCGGGCAGACCTTCACGCGGTCGCTGGTGTCGGCCACCTGGACACCGTGGGTTCGTTCGGTGGATTCAGGCCAATTGGGCGCTGCTAACGGCGTGGCCACGCTCAACGCGGCTGGTCAGGTGGTCCAGGGGCCATCCAGCACCGCATTGTTCGCTGGCGACAATCTGAACACCATTACCAACCCAGGCCTCTACGGCAACAACGCGGACGCCTACGCGACGGTGGCGAACAATTACCCAGTCGCCTTGGCTGGGACGCTTACGGTTAACGTTGGTCCAGCCAGCAACCTACAGGTCACGCAGCAGTACACCACGCGCGAAACAGCAGGTCCTCGCACATTCGTTCGTGTTCGTTTTGGCAGTGGATTGGTGTGGAGCGCATGGCGTGAGCTGGCTGATGCGGCT